GTGGCGAGACTGGACCGTCAGGGGCAGAAAATATCTGTCGTGAATACACATATCGTCTGCGAAGGAACGTTCGACGAAGACGTTGTAAAAGGGTTATATCAAAAGGCTTGGGGACAAGAACAACTTATGCAGGCAGTGAAAGCACGTATAGAAATGTACACAGCATAGCTTTTTCTTCGATCTGAGACACTTTCGGGGGTAAGGTAAGTAAACTATAAGGGTAGTAAATTTTAACGGTCTTAAAAACGATTTTTCAATTATGGGGTATTACATCAAAGCAGATTATAAAAGCGGATCTCCGATCGACCGGATATTCGATAAGGTTTCGAATTTAGTAGGCAGTATGGCGTTACGCGTCGATGCAGAATTAAGTCAGGGAGGAATAGACACTAACGCTACCCGAGCAATATTGCAGGAAGTCACAGGTGCCGATTGGGATTTTCGCGAGTATTCAACTGAAGAAGTTAGGAAAATGTGGGCCGAATCCTATTGGGATATTGAGGTAGATCCAGGCAATGAATGGGCTTTTTTATCGGCTTATTATTTCCTAAAAACCTGTGCTGAATTAAACCTTTCGATCCGAATTTTATGAAAAGATTTTGGTTTGACGTAGAAACAACCGGACTGCATTCACATAAAGACAGCATTCACCAGTTGGCAGTATTGATCGAGATCGACGGCGTGATCGTTGATACAGCAGAAATTAAGATGCGACCATTCCATTTTGAGGAACTGCCGGAGGACTATGTTACGCCCGTTGGAGGGATAACAAAAAAGATTATGTACGGTTATGGATCTCAGCACGAGGGTTTCAAAAAGCTAAAAAAGTTACTGAGCAAGTACGTAAATCAGTTCGACAGAACCGATAAATTCTATGCAGCAGGCTACAACTGCCAGGCTTTCGATATGGGCTTTCTACGCGTATTTTTCGAGAAGAACGGGGACACTTTCTTCGGCTCCTGGTTCTGGTCACACTCTATCGACGTGATGATCATTGCAGGTTATAAGCTGGAAAAAGAACGTGTCAGAATGAGTAATTTTAAGCTGGAAACAGTAGCCAAACACTTCGGTTTATCTGTCGAAGGGGAAGGGTTTCACGACGCATTATCAGACGTAAAAATTACCCGGGAAATCCTGGAGTGCGTCGAAATGATATAACGAATATGATCGCAAACAATCAGAAATGATCAATACAATAAATATTTATTAACCATATAAAAAGTATTAAAAGTATTAAAAGTATGGACCTACAACCCCACGAACAACGCGTAGTAGACGAGCTTAAAGAGCTCCAGGATAAGAAAGTTAAGTCGTATAAATTCCAGACCACAGACATATATAAGTCGTTAAGTGATCGGGAAAAGCGACTTTTAAAAGATCAGTATCATGTTATGCTGCTGTATGCACGAATATTAGAGGAGCGAATAGGTTTATTTAAAAAGAAATAAGATATTTGCACCTATGAGAATTTACTGGAGGGTAATATCTTGTTTAAGTGTGATTAATACGCAAAAAGACCTGACTTTATAGCCAGGTCTTTTTTTTAGTTAGGATGAAGTCGTATGCTTGCATGAGTAAACCGCTGAACGTAACCTGGCCTAGTTATCTTATCCGGCAGCATGAACATAATAAGAATAGATTTATCAGGGAAGTAGTGAATATCTAAATACATGCTTTATTCAGTTTGGGTGCATAATAAACCAAAGATCATTGAAAGGGGACATCCAAGCAGGTTTTAGAAAGTGAATAGCTACATACCCTTTAGTACCTCCTGCCGCCATTGGTATTGCGGACCTTATTATTTTTGGTTTTGCCATATCAGTATTGAAGTTTAATAGTTTCTAAAAGTGGTCGGACGTCTGCCAGCGGATCGTTTAACGCTTCAGCGATAACGGTTTGCCTGAACTTATCACCTATCGTATCAGTATGAAACTTTACAGGTGATTTCTTGGTGTGTTTCTTATGCCTGCCCATACTTAAACCTGGATTACCGTTATAACTTTCCAACCCCACAGCTCTGCGTATTCCTGAGCCTCGATATTGGCCTGATCCTCGTTAGCGCAATCAAAGTGCCGGTAGTGGTTTTGACCTGACACTGTTTCGAATTCTGCGAAGTATTCTTTCATATCTCACGAAGTTTATTGAGGCGTTCAGATAGGTGATTTAATGCCTTTCGATAACCATAATCATTAGCCGAATCAAGAGTAGAATTGGATAAAAGGTCACTTACGATTTCTTCGACTGCATCCAAAGTGAGTTTCTTAGTGACCTGGATAAGGTTGTAATCTGCCACCATTTGCTGTACGGGAACATTATCGAGCTGTATAAACTCACCCTTTTCCGCAGCCTCAGCCATTAACTGATCTGCACTTTCATAATTGATTTTCTCAGCAGGCTCGTCTGTTACGTCGATAATTGATTCGTCGTGGATATGCGGAACGCCCAGGTATTTATCGATCCATTTCTTCGCTTCATCTTGAGCTTCTGCTGGACTATCATATATCGGGGTACCGACTAAGTTAATATCTTCTAAATCGAACACACTGCATTTAAAACCTTTCTGATCTGTGAAAGTTTTAATGATTAAGTCTCTGTGAACCATGATATTTTCCGTTTAAGTGATATGCAAAGGTAAAAATAATATTTTACTATGCAACACTTAAACGGAATTATTTTTAGCTTTATAAAAAGAAAATCACGTACCGCTGTAACAGTTCGTGATGAATTAAAAAAACGTATGGAAGAAATTCGCGGTTGGCAAAGGTAGACAATACTTTCGAGATACGGAAACACAATTGGGAGGCTTAAGCGTAAAACCTACCCAATGTATTTCAGCCCTTTTTTAAGATCTCCGTCTTTGTAGTTATCCTTTATCCAATAAGCTGGGTTTTTAGCACGTAATAACTTTTTTTCGTTTGCTTTAACCCAGCTTGTATAATTCTCAGGCATTTTATAAATCCCTTCTTTCGATTTAAACCCTGAGTTAGATCCGCCTGAAGCGATTTTATCTATTATCTCATCCATCTCCTGTTTACTGGCAAGAATCGTTATGCAGTTACATTTGCAATTTGGGTGAAAACCTCTGAACTTAAATGTCTTCGGGTATCTACCAACCAAAGAAGAACAAATATCACAGCCAACAGTATTGTTGCTCCTTCGGACCTCATAGCCAACGACAAAGTCGAGATCCTGCCAGCGGTCGTGATCCGCTTCACGATAAGCCATATTAATCTCGGTACGGGTCAGCCTTTGCGCGTTCTTTCTGCTGCTCCGGTAAACACCTGTGCCAGGCTTGTACTGTTTCGCAGCTTTCGATAATTGCAACTTTCCGTTCTTGTCCCTCACTCTGCGGAATAGCTTATCCGGTTCGTTCAGGTATTGCCGAACATCTTTAGCGATCTCATTGGCCGATTTACCTTCAGATAGGCCTATGTCCAAGGCGAGTTCGATTTCGTTCTTAAAGTCTTTCGTAATATTCCATACTCGATCTGATAAGTTCAAGCCGTTCGATTTCCGGGTCTGGAAAGTCAAGAGCGCGTCGAGATTCCTGCCCATGAAACGTTTTAGGGCTGGTTCGGATAACTTAGCCGCAGGAACGATCGAACGAACCAATTCGTCGTTCTTATCACCGGACAGCAACCAGGCCCGATTCGTACCTTCGTCGATTACGTCGACCATCTGATCGTGAAAAGCCCGTAGGATCTTATCGACTTCTTTCTGCAGTGCCTTTGGTGCATCATCGAACGTAAACAAGGTTTCAGGATCATACTTGACCTTCAAACCCTGCTTAACTGCTTTCCGTATAGCATCGTTGTAAAGTTTTTGTATAATCCTGAGTACTTCGTCAATATTCTCAAAATGTACGTTATCCCAATTTTTAGCCATTCTTTAAAGTTGGTTCGATACCCATTAAAAGATTTTTATCAGGCTCGAGGGATATTTCGAAATCGTAATGATCCGATCTTTCCGTACCGCATTGAACAGTATAGGACAGATCGTCACGATCGAAAACAGTTATGCAGATTACGACCCGTTTTTTCTGTTCCGGGTCAGTGGTCAGGTAAACGAAGTCACCTCGGCTGAATTTATTGCTTATGTACATTATTCTTCGCCCGATAAAGGAATATTAGCTTCTCGATCAATTTCTGCTTTCTGTTCGGCCTGTATCATCTTCCAGGCGTTCGCAGGATCTTTAGCCAGGCCAGACAGTTGGACAGACAGCTCCTGCGGTACGATCGCTTTCTGGCCGTTAGCTTTCAGCAGTAGGTCGACTTTAGCCAGTGCATCAGAGATAATAAACGGATTGATCTCGGTTTCGATCTCCATGTCCTGAATAGAATCAGCCCATTTCGTATTCATCAAAGCCATGTACGCTTTAATGATCGAATAGTCACGTTCCATCGAGTTAAGGAATATTTCTGATTCGTCACCTACCTTCAGGTGTGCATCCGCGAACATGAATTCCAGAGCCACGCCCGACAGCGCGCCTATGCCTTTGATATTCTCGAAAGAAAGATCCGGCAGCTGCAGTTCATGGAAATACATTCGCAGAATATAATCATACGAGAATTTAGTAGATTCTATTGACTGATCCCACGATACGTATTGCGCTTTCGCATCGCCGGAGGCTATAAAGACCCGGTTCGAATCCCCTTTAGCCGGTGCACCTTGTAGATCACCTGAAAGTAAAAGTATTGGATCTGAGTGATAGTCGATAATATCCCCGTTACGGGAAAGTATCTTTTCAAGGTTGTGAACCTTGTCGTTATCGGCATCGGCCCAAATAGGCTGTTTCCTGTGTGTGTAAACGATAGGTATTCGATCCAGTCCGTGCGGCTTACTTACTTCGTCTTCGATCCAGCCTGAAGAACCTGTTTCAAGTTTCCAGCTCATGTAATTTTCATCCGTCCAGGTTTCGAAATGTTTAATCTCAAGATCCTTTTCGTCGTAAGTACTGAACATGCGGCTGAATGCAACCATATCGCCCGAATCATCGAAATAAGGGTAAAGCTCATCACCTTTTTCAGGACTGAATACCTGGTACTTTAGTTTTGAGGCTGAATTAAAACCATACGTTTTCGTAGGGCTCGTTTTCGAGTACCAGTATACGGCGCACTCGCATTGCGATTCTACGATATGGCATCTTTCTTTGTTCATCGAGTTCCACTTCGTTTTCTTCAGGATCTTTTTAAACGAATCGAACTGTTCCTTCCGTACCGGTACCGCGCCCAGATCTTCACAGGAAATATCCGGTGGCGTCGTATACATAAATTCTACGATACGCTTTACCGCAAGTTTCTGCAGGCCTAACGCAACACGTGTAATCGGTTCTTCACCTGCAGCAACTTCGACTGCTTTGTTTGTCTCAGGATCGATACGGGATTCGTAGATCTGCTTATCCGGGTAAAGGACTTTATCGAATATTTTGTGCATCCGTGGTTCATATTCCTTTTCCAGGTCTGACCACGCAGGAACTTTAAATGGTTTGTTCTGCAGAGATCTGATAACCTTGTCCGGTTCTGTCTCTTGAAAGATGTCAATTAGTTTTTTCATCGTCTACGGAAAGCGTTTCTTATAGCGGTAAAATTAGCGGTTTTTTTCATAGTGAACGGATAAAATGTATTTGCCAATGCGTCGAATTCATCCGGGGATCTGCCGAGCCTTTTCTTCAGGTCGTCTTTTTCCTCAATCATTATCGAACCGTTACTGAGAAACTTCCATTTTATTTCGATCGCTTCCTGCTTAAAGCTCTGCCCTGCCGCACCGTTCGGTATCATCGCCCCCGTGTTATTTCTTGGATTAAGCCAGTCCCGAACAGCCCAATGCAGGTAAGCGCGCATATTTGCAAACTTATATTCTCCGGTCACATCTGAAAGATCTTTCCCTGATCCGTCCTTTGCCGATTCCGAATACTTACAGCTGAATACTCGGTCCTCATAGCCGAGTTCGGTAGTTCTGGAATAAACCCCGGCACCTTCACCGATCGTATCGACCATAGCTGTAAAAGTGATATTCTTATCCATTTCCTTTACGATCCTGCCGGCAACAGCCATGTGGTCAGCCCGACCACCTGAGTTCGTTTTATAAAACCTTCGAAGATACGGCCCGTGCCGGTACGCAAACACCGAACTGTCCCTGCCCATACCGGCCACGTCGACGCCAAGTCTCAGCGGCTCCAGGTATACGTCCTTTACTTCATCCTGGAAAGCCAACCAACGTTTTTGGGCTGCCTCGATCCACTGTTCAGGGATAAGACTGTCTTCACCTACTTTCGGGAACTTACCTAAGACCTTTATTCGGAAAATATCTTCGGGGCGATACCACTGGCCTTCGAACTCGAAATCGTCTTCTTCGTCCATGACCTCGTCAGGCCGGATCTTCGTACACCAGTTTTCGAGTTTATCTTTGATCCACTCATAATCGACCTGACCCGGAATAGAAACTACTTTATCGATCACGTTCGGAGCTGTCAGCGAATTGAGCCTGAACTTAGACCAACGATCATCTTTTTGGCTCTTAGCCGCATAACCGATTGAAGTGTTTGGGTTAAAAACCAGGATTACACGCGAATTGCCCTGCAAGTTACCTTCGATTGCGCCGAAAGTGTCGTCCCTGATCCCGGTCGCTTCGGTGATAGCAAACATCGTATTTACGGCGTGAAATCCAGACCACGCCTCATGATTATGTTCATCAGCTTTGAATCCTGTCAGGAACCACTCTTCGTATTCAGTCCGTATATCGTACGCATTTAATCGGCCTGGTAAAAGCATCCCGGTACGTTTCGCCCTGTTGAATAGCCGGCTGATCTCGGGCATCATAATGTTCTTCACCTGCCGGTCAGTAGGAGCTGTTAGGGCGACCTTCGTATTCTCGATCAGTATACCTTCGTCGTTGAATTTAGGGGTCAGGTACATGAAGCAGACTGCAGCCACAGCCGTTACGAAATCCTTACCACGGGCGGTACCGCTTGCGACCGACGTTCTCGGGTTGTATTGAACCGAACTGAGAATCGCTTCCTGTTCCTTATCCAGATTAACCCGTAAAACCTCCCGTGCAAATTTACACCAATCATTTACCCATGACTGCATCATTACCGCACCTTCGACTTCGTACTGTTCTTTCGTCATAGCTGCCCTTCTGACTTATTAACTTTTTTAAGAAATTCGTAGAAACCGCCTCCGATCGATTCGCCTTTCGACGTTACGTCTTTTTTCTCAGGCGCATATAAGCCAAGCAGTTTACGTTTTTCTGCAAGCTGGTTTCGGATCTCAGCGATATACCGCGGATCGCCAAGCATAAGTTCGTTAGTCGTCGTGTCCTCAATACTGGACGGCGTGAGTTCTGCTTTCGGTGCGTCGTCCTGATCCAATTTACGTCTGCCCGGTTTAGTCACTTCCGCTTTCTTCTTTACAGAAGTGGCCTTGTAATCAGTTTTAGATTTCTGCCACTGTTCATAAAGTTCTTCAATCGCATAATCGATATGCGACAAAGTGTCTTCCATCAACTGTTCTGTTTCACTGACCCGAGCCTCGCGCCATTCTTTCAGCAAAGTATTCACGTCTTTATGAACGGTTTGCAAGGAAATCGGATTCGCGAAACCTAAACGTTTCGATATTTCTTCGGCCATGCGACGCATTGAATAGCCTTTCCGGTGTAGCTCTGCTATAATCGGCAGACGTTGCTGCTCGTATTGCTTTGCTTGTTTTTTAGTCATTTCCTTTTCAGTTTATTATATTTCCATTCGCCGTAATCGACTTTATGGTGATGCCGGCCGTATTTTACCGTCAGTTCAACATTATCAGGATATAGCCGTTTAAGCATACGTGATTTTTCCTCTGTGCCGGCTTTATACAGCTCGTCTGTGTTTCCACCTTTGATCAGCTGCGTTGATAGCTTCTGACATAGGTATGCCTGAAATAACATCGTACAGTGGCCTTTGCTCAACATATCCAAAGAAAGTATTACATCCTCGTTATAACGTCCGCGCCAGCGAAACGGTGCTGAGGTTTTAATCAGGTTGCAGGAAAATATACGGGTATTGATAATCAAAGGAGCTATCGTCTGTTTCCGGGGCACGAACATACCGTACTGCATTCCTGCCATTGATACATTTTCATAGTTCTGAATAAATGATTCGATCTTTGCGAAAGTATCATATTTGGCAACGTATTTCATGTTGTTATTCAGCACGAAAAACCTCGGAATGTTATCGTCTATAATCCAGTGAAATTCGTGCCCCTCGCGCTTCGCAATATCCCAACCCATATTCCTGGCTGCGCCTGATCCCGTCCGAGGGTTGTCTTCGTACGAAATATTATCGCAGGTTTCGTAATTCCTTTTAAGATCCATATCCAGTTTTACTAATTTACTGGCAGGCAGAACCTTTCTGTAAAGATCGTATTCCTGAGGCTCTACGATCACCCGGTAACGGTCCACACCCATTCGATCCAAGGCTTTCCAGGTAGAACCTACATCGTGTCGCCCTTTCGAGGGAATAAATATCGGGGCAAGGCTATTCATAAATATCTGGTGCGGTTTCTCGTTCCTGAGGGGGGAAATAAGTCGATCTGGTTTTATCAGTAATTTCTAACTCTAATCTTTCCTGAAATTCTTTATAAGCGAGTGAATTTTCGAAATGAACGATCAAAGTTTTGAAAGGTTTAATTGCTTGATTCTCGAAATCGAAATCTCCGTGTTCTTCGAATTCAGCCCTTGGATCGTTTTCGCCTCTTTCAACCTGGATCTGTTCTTCCAGCTCTGTCCAATCCACTTCCAAGCCGAAACTGCTGAGATCGTGATGTGAAAAGAAATCTTTCAGCTTGCGAAGATCCCATTCACCGTTGTTGATATTATCCCGGATGATGATTTCTTCCTCACGTTCTTCGTCCAGGTCTTCGATCAGGTAAGTCGGAGCCATGGGCAGGCCAAGAAACTTCGCTGCCTTGTACCTCATATTTCCGGCTATAATCACCAGCTGCCCGGTCCGATTAGAAAGTATCAGAGGCCTGGCATTGAAATAATCCGGGTTGTTTTCGATCGATTCGCAGAGGGCCGCAAACTGATCGTCTGATATTGTCCTGGGGTTATTATCCAAAGACGTTAATTCATGCAAAAACCTATCTTTATACATAAAACGAGTGTTTTTGCACAAAGATAGGCGGTTTTATGACGAAAAATGTATTTTTTAGGCTTGTTTTACTTCTTATAACTAATATTATAGCTAAGGTTAGACGTACCTGTTACAGGGGCTACCGAATAATTTATGAAAAAATTGGAAGAATTAGCGGTTATATATGCGATATTTCCTGACGCCGCATTTAATGCCGTAGCTGAATAGTACGCAGGAATAGCCCCTACTGAATGGGGTATAGTTATTACTTTAGTAACTCCGTCACCGCTTGCAGTAGCAGATAGTGTTTTGACCGGATCTGTCGATAATTCTACCCAAGGGCTTAACGTACCACTATCATTACCTCTAATAAACGCCTTGACTAATCCGTTTGATGTTCGGTACCTAAATGCGATTTGGGTGAAATTACTACCTGTAGTCTTCAAATTAAGCCCTTCATATCTGACGCCTGCTTCTGGAGATCCGGTCGCACTGTTTACAAATCTCGTAACAGTCGATTCATCCCATGTTCCAGAAGTAGAAGATTTTAGGTTGTTATCCCATACCGTGCCAGTCCAAAAAATCTGTTGAGATATATCGGTATCGAAATATCGGAACCCTATTTCGTCAGCCCGGAGAGTAGGCCTGTTAGCGGAGGCCCCTGAATAATAAAAACCGTTGAATTTATTGTATTCTGATCTGTTCAATATAGAAACTGTGCCCGACAAATCTATACTTGGTAGAAGACTTGTTTCGAAGTCATTATTAGATATAATCAATTCGGTAATAGTCACCCCTGCTGAAACAGACAATCCCCGGTTAACAAATTTACCTACCCCTCTATTATCAGATAATAAGTTATTCTTGATATGTACTTTTTCAATACCTCCAATACTGCTGGATATACTTATACAATTATTACCGCTACCAGCAGCAGAAAAGCCTATATTTGTAAAAACATTGTTTTGAATACTTAAGTATTCTAAGGAGTAGGAACCTGCTTTACTTACAACTATAGCACTAACTCTTGAATTTATAGTATTGCCAGATATATCGACGAGGGAGTTACTGTTTGTGTTCGAAGAATTTAGTCCTATGGATATAAAATCATACAGGTTATCGAAAATATTATTAGTTATTTTTGCTTTTTTAGCTCTTGTGAGATAAAACGATCGGCCCCCTAATGGGGCCTTATCAGATATAAAGACGTGATTATTCGAAAATATTAAATCGTCTACTTCGAATAATACTCCATGCCTATTAATATCGGTACCTGTTATTTTCCAGTTTTCGACTATATTTCCGGTAAAAACAACTTTCCCACCTACGGTTTGTTGGATATATACTGCCGAATTATTGCAATCTTTTATTTTATTACCTGTTATAATTATATTACTCACCGCCTGAGTATTGAATGTTATCCCTTCCCCATTTTGAAGTATTTGGTTACCAATTATAGTAACATCTCGAGGAATATTAGTGGTATTCGACGTGCTACCTTCAGGGGGTCCTTCGATACCGAATTTATTGGAATATATTATGTTATTTGATATTGTCAGGCTGCTAGCCCCTGTAAAAGCTATTCCAGTATCGTAATTAGAAAACAGAGTATTACTTTCAACTAAATTCCCGCGACTTAATGAATCTGTATTATTTGAATTGCTGCCGTACAGACTTATACCGTTTTTGGTAAATTGAGCTAGTCCACCGAAACCATTACCGTAAACTTTATTTCGAGTTATCAAAACATTGCTTGCCCTTCTTATAGATATTCCATCAGAAAAGCAGTTATATATTTCGCAGTCGCTTATTGTTATCCCTTCTGCAACTACAAAAATACCCCTCCCTCCGGTATTAGTAGCCGTAAAATTATTATTTGGGTTTTGGTTGCTATAATTGCCGTCTATACTTAAGTTCCTTATGGTTATGTTTTTCGGAACAATCCTGCCGGTACTTTTAAGATTACCAACAGATAGTATCATGCCGTCGCCTGAATTATCTATATTAGTATTAGGCTTTAGTGCGTTATTAGCTAGTTTAATGATCGCTTTACCTGAACCGGACAATGTTAAATTATCTCTGACAATCCTACAAACGTCGGAAACTAAATAAACTCCCTCCGTAAAATTTATCTCTGAAACCGAAGAATTATCGTTTGCAAATTTTAAGGCCTTAGATATGGATTTAATATCATCCGTGACCCCGTCTGCTTTAGCTCCGAACCATTTAGGATTAATTACCCCTTCGTAAGGCCTTATATATTTCCTCCCTCCTGAAATGATAACCATACTGGAATCGTCAGGCAGATTAGTATTAGGTGAGAATTTAAAAATACCGGATTTACCTTCGTCCGTTATATTTATCACTTTAGCAGTGTCAGCTTTACCGGATCTTAATTCAGAAATCGTCAAGGCAGGTATTTTATCAGAAACTAACTCTTTAACACCTTCGGCAGATACTCCGGGGACTACCCTACGGCCTGAGCCTATCAGCTGAGCCTGCGAGGTAAACGATAAGAACAGCGAAACAATAATCAATAATCTTTTCATTGCAGAGTTATTTAAAGGCCTTCGACGAATTGTCCGAAACCTACGTAAACAAAATAATTGGTGAATAAAGTAGGATTGTCAACGTCGATCGAAACGATAGCGAGACTGTTCCAGGCATTTATCGTAAGGGGGGCCGAGATTACTTTATCTGACTGATAAAGCCGCAACTTTACGAACTCGACTTCTTTTACGTTCGAACTCGATTTAGGTACGATCATAATCGAATACGGTGAGCCTTGACCTTTCGTGTACGGTAAAGCTAAAACCTGATCCAGAGTAACGATCCGGGCGGCGAACATAGTTTCTGGAACAGCCCCCTTTTGGAACCTTTGAACTTGTTGTGAAAAACCCTGCATCGAGATCATAAGCAGGGCGAAAAGAAATAATCGTTTCATATGGATTGTTTTAAAAATTTTCGAATTGGAAGTGCATACCATCTTTCGAGGCTGCCGACCAGTCTGCACCGCAGATCCAGCCATTACGTCGCCACACGTCAAGAAAAGCCTTAGACCAGGTCACTTTACCGCGAAAAGGATTCCAGGTCGCGTTCATATCGACAGCGATTCCCCATGCGTGGGTAGATATACCGTCGCTGCCTCGTTTCGTCCTGATATTGAAACAGCCGTCCCACGTTTTTATTTCCTTATGCAGCCCGGACGCGATCAGTTCGCGTAGAACTGTTTCGAACGGTGCGATCAGCAGGAAATTGATGTAGACCTTATTCGGCAGAGCTGGAATAGCGCGGTTTATTTCTTCGGGAATATCCCAAAGATCCATCCAGGCCTTTTCAAACTTCGCCCGGTTCGTGTACGGGTTACCAAACTTTTTAATCAGTTCAGCCTGTGTTTTTAGACGAGCCATAGTATAAGTTTAATGCAGAGTGGTAACAAAGGTATAAATACCAGCAGGAAAACCACAGTGTGATACCACTTAATATCGTCATTCCATCCTAAAGCCAGGAATTCTTCATCCTTAACCGCTTTTAGTATGTGCCCTCCGGTCTTCCAATTTTTATAATCAACCAGGTTCAAAGATCCAGCCAGGCCGAGGCCTAAGAAGTTCAGCTTTCTAAGGAGCCAGTTTTTACCTGTTGCTGCACTCAGTGTTTCGAAAAACTGCCCGTAATGATAGCCGCCCTTCTTTATAAACCAATCATTGAACATCGTGCCGAACGCCACGTTTGCAAAAATATCAAGTGCGATCGCGGCCTGGTAATATCTGTCGTCTATATACTTAAATCCTTTCTTATACCGAAAGGCCGCAACGATCGTATGCAGCGTTGCCTGAATACTGAAAAGAAGGATCAGATCGAACGCAAGAATAAATAATATAATTCCCATTATAGCCAGTCGAATAATCGTTTAAATATTTTTTTCTTTTTAGTGGCCGGAACAGTTACCGGTACCGTGTCCGAAGGTTCGCCCTTGACGCTATCGGATTTGACCGGCAAGGGTGCGACGAAAGGGCTTTCCTGAACTAACCGGCCTACCTTTTCCACTTGTTGTTCCAGGACGATATTTTGGCGTTCCTCGATCTTATTCTTAGCGATCGTTTTCTGAGTTACCGCATCCAGCTTTTTCCCTAACATATCGACCCTTCGCATCTTCGCTTTCGTAGAATCAGGAAGTAAGGAATCCAGCGGTATTGTATCAGCACTGATCTGATCACTGATAACAGCTTTTACCTTTTCCGGTACTTTATCAGGTGCCGATTTTTCCTGTGAAACATTCTTTGGCTGGAAAGCCAGCGCGCAGATAAGGGTAATCATAAAAACGGCACCGCCGAGGAATATTTGAAATTTAGTTTTCATTGGATTGTAATTTGTGTTGCTCCAGTGTATTTATGTTCGTTTCGGCTTTCTTTAAAAGTAATTCCCGTTTTGCGGATATAACACTACGTTTTGAATCAGCAGTCTCAAATTTATAAATACGTTCCCTGTATTCTTTTTCTCGCTTTTCAGCGGACGCATCGGCGGATGTAATCAATCGCTCAACCCAAGCCCCTACCTCTTTTTTACAATCCTTATTCTCGTTTCTAAGGCTCAGAAGTTCCGTATTTTTCTGCTTTATAATGTCAAAAAGTACCGAATCTGAAGCAGCTTTTACTTTAGCATCATCTGCCTGTGTTTTAAGTTGTACTTCCTGCCTGACCGTCCCGAGTTCGCGAAATAAGTATAATAAACCGCCTGTTACAGATACGATTACAATATACATGCCAAGAACCAGAGCCGGGGAAGGTTTTGCTGTAGCCAATTGGACCAGCCAAGATTTGTTGTTCTCCACGTGAGTTTCATTAATGGGTTAGAGTAGCAATGCAGCCGCTATAACGCCAAGGCCAAACCCTATTAAACCGGATTTGATCTTTTCCCTTCGCCCGGTTTTAATCGCGGCAGTAAGTTTCGTCTCGGCATTATCTTTTTCCAGAATTGCGGCAGTTTCCCGGAAAATATATTCCTTATTTCTGGTTTCATGTTCCTGTCTCAGTAAATCGTTCGATCTTCTTAAACTTTCATAAGCCGGGCGAAGGGCTTTTAAAATTATTAGGCTGTCTTCTAAGGCTGTCACGTACTTCGGCGGCATTGATTGAATCGAGTATTTCTGCGCGGTTGCGTTCACGCATGTCATTCCACAGAGTAGGATGATCAATTTTAAAATCCTGATTGCGAAGCAGTTCGTATTCTGTTCGTTTGATTTCGGCTTCATTCTCTGCGTTTTTTCTTAGTAATTCTTTTTCATCCGCATGCTGCTTATAGTACCGTGCTGAATCGTTCGCCTGATCGATCTTAGGCTGGTTGTCCGGTAGTTTCTGCTTCGGCCAGAAATAGGCTACCGCAAAAACGAATATTAGCAGCGCGAGGGCTGCTAATATTCGTTTTTGGTTAGTTACTTTCATCGTTTAGATTTAGCAACCTGTTCAGTGTCAGAACTTGTTAAAGCTGCCTGGCTTTCGTCCGAAACCGCTTTCGCTCGACTTTCGAAGATATAGCCCGATGCCATTTTCTCCATCATTACTCCGGCGATTTCCATTGCCAGCGCATCCTGAGATAAAAGAGATTCGATACCCTGCGTACTGTCGAGCTGACCGTTTACGTTTATGTTCACCGTTTCGTTGCTTTTATTCAGCAGCTTTCCGTCGCGAAGCGTAGACTTTTCAAAGCTGACAGCGATATTCACGCTGATACCCTTCTGCACCAATTCAAAAGCGTAACCCCGATCTGCGTCCTCGATTAAAATTCTTGTTTGATCTGCCATTTTAGATTTTGTTAAATTTTACGAATATAATTAAAGCGAATCAATTTTCGCATGAATCCCATTACCGGCCACGCGATTTCTGGCTATTCTACCGTTCGGGAATTTTACTTCCAGGTCGTGAAATTTATTATCTGCATATGGGTTTAGATAATACCAGGCGATCCGGCCTGCTTTATGGATTGAGTAAACATAGCCGCCTTTTCTGGTTCTCCCATCGATAATATCGTCAGCAAATTGATTAACCGCTTCAATCCACTGTCCACCGTCAATCCTGTACGAAAGGAAATTACGCGAACCGTCTTCTGGTATCTGGTTCCAAGTGTCAAGATATACCTGCAATCCGAAACGTGAAAGATCAGTCCCTGCATTATATCCATAATAGCCAATTCCTCCGGCCTTAGCGTATTTAAAGTCAGGGCTCGTTATCCATTCCGAGTATCTGCCGGCGTTCGGATCAGGGTTTCGGTAACTCCCTTTTGGATCGTTTGAGCCGTTCGGGAAAAAGTATGTCGGCTCCGGTGTCCGGCTGTCGAAGATCCTGCCGCCATTGACTTTACCGGCACCGCCCCATTGAACGAATACTTTGCCGAAAACCTGAGATAGATAAACAGAAGTTATTAACGTATTTGGATCCAATGGGATCTTACCCTGGCTGTAATATCTGCCTTCTGGGTAAACGTATTCGAAAAAGTTGTTCGGTCGCCACTCATGCTCACTCGCAAGAAAGACGCCACCGGTGTAGCCCATGTGATCAAACAACATGAGTTTAAATGCCAAGTCGTGAGCCTGATCCTGCTGTATGTCAGGCGGACCTAAATATACAGCTTCAGTAATTAGGTTCGTGGTCGATAGTGGCGCGCCTGGACTGAAGTTCGAGTACGGCATCTTGTCTGGTGCAAGACGGAACATCCGTTTTGATGAATCCGCTGAAACCTGCCCAAGGTGATAGCTGTTCGGCCAGAACTGAAAGTAATTAAAACAGTTCAGTGATTTAATTCCCTTGTCGTCAAATAGCTTCTTCTGATTCGAGACAAAGCCGGCGTTAAAATCTTTCAGCCAATTAGATCCTGGATTGATCGCGTGTGACTGCTCCATCGTTTCCCCGATATGCAGGGCATCCGGGTACTGGTGTAGGTTGATCATCCGCTGGACTTCTTCCTTTGTAGGATTATCAGAAGGTCTGCCGCCAAAGATCGTAGTAGATAGCGGAACGTCGCTGTATGTTTTACCCTGCAGCCTTAATTGAAAAGCCAGTGTTTCGTCACCGTTTGGTCGGGGAATTTCGTTATGCCTGACGTGTGTTACTCCTTTTCTGAATATCTGTTCAATCGGCCAGTCGCTACGGGACAGCACAAAGAAACGGCCGTTAGGAAGTTTAGCATCCGGGACTATGTCAGCCCATTGCGGCATTTCTGTAGACGGGTTAAATCCTGCCGGGGTATGGCTTACGAAGCCCGACTGAGATCCACTAAAAAAGCCAGTCTCGACAGCAGCAGACCCGTTATACTGATAACTCATCGCCGCGTCTGACTGATAATAACCACCAGGTTCAGAAGAAACCCCGTCACCAGGCCAACGGTTTACGGTCCCAATCCCTTTTTTAGATAGGAACTTAACGATCCTGAAGCCGTTATTAATAGCGAAAGGATAATCTTTTAAAGGTGTAGGGCTGAGTACTACTTCGGCACCATTTATGTATCGGTACTCGTACCCTGGCCGCAGGTCATTTGCCGTACTATCTGTTACCAGCATGTACTCACCGACTATACGCTTCTGTAAGCGCATGTGGCCTGGCATACCGCGAGTAATCATCTTATACGTTGAAACTCCCGGGTCAGTAACGACAGGAGGTTCGACAGTTCCTACGTCTTCCGATTTAATCTTGAAATCCTGAGTAGCAACTTTGGCAGTACATGAAACCGGCGTGAGTGTGATCTGATAATCGCCTGCCGGTAAAGTCTGATCGAACGGGAAGTATAAAGTGTTTACGTCTGGATTGTACGTCGTCGTTTTTAAGATTGAATTGCCTTTTGTGACAGCCAACGTTAAAGTTTTTAATCCTTCCGCATCAAACTGAATTGTAGCTGACTGGTTTGTGAAGCCATTGATCTTGAAACTAGGTTGGGGCTTACACTCAGCAGCAGACGGCGGATCGACGCCACCTGCGATCGTAAATACCCTGGAATTCGAACCGTTGCAGTTTATGCCCTCAATTGAAAAAGTATAGGTGCCGTTTGGAAACTGAGTTGGGAATACAACTGCAAACGTATTTTTCCTTGGCTGTATGCTGTCGATATAAAGTTTAGCCCCTGTTACCATGTACTTCATGTTCCAAACGCTGTCAGCGTCAAATTGAACCTCAAAGCCATAACTAGTAACGTTCCTGATGTCTACAATTGTAGGTCCGCGCTTGCAATCTTTCTTTACGATCGGAACCGGCTTACCTGATTCCAAAGATTTTACCCTGTTCTCTAAATTGTCCAGCCTCCGGGTAACGGGCAGTAGATCGATTTCCGGCCTGGTTTGTGCATACAGGCCGGAAGACAATAAGAGTAGAAGAATTAGTAATTGTCTCATTATTTTTTGGTTAGTTTCTATTACGGGTAATTTTCTTTACATCATCCATTGATTTTACTACATGGGTTTCTGCTTCTTTCGCAGCTTCGGAGCCTTCTATTACAATCCATTTTTCAGCGATCAGTGACCGGAAACGACTGTGAAGATTATCAACTTTTAGGCTTGAGCCTTTCCATTCAACGATCTGTGTTTTATCGTCTGGAACACTGTTATATGCTTCTTTTCTCTGAGCCTCGGTAATGACTACCGGCTGAAACTCGAAATCGATCTTTGTTTTAAAAAGTTCTTGTTCCAGCTTCATGTTTTTAGCCAGATCCATGTTATCGCGTTTCAGGATCTCATATTCCTGGTCGGGGTTTTTTGCTGATCTGGCTTTTACACCTAGTTCCTCGTAAATCTTTTTATTTTTATCTGTTAAAGTATCAATTGCATCGCCGATACTATCCTCGATAGCGCGCTTCAATTTCCGGCCTACGGTATCGAGTTTACAATCGATTTCGAAGTCGAAACAGCTCGTTTGGCTGATCGCTAAAAGGTTAAAATACTCTTTCAAAAACTCACTGATTGGAATCCCTGCCTTAGTCATAATTTTACTGTTTATGTTATACTGGTTTTAATTTTTATCAAATGTAGATATTATCCTAACCTAACCCAAGTCGAACCGTTATTTCCGTACCATCCTTTCACTCCGTCAGTTTGGTATACGATAGCCCCTTCGTAGACAAACGGCAGCGCGTTTCTTTGTGAAACGGTATATCCTCCAGGGATTACGAGCCCCTGAACTACAAGATCGGCCCTTACGCTGGTACTACCCATTACAAACTGAGCTACGCCGAAGAGATCGGCTTGTATCAATAATGAATCAGTTAAATTACTGCCGTCCGAACTCCATCTAGGTAATCTACGGTTTGAACCACTGCCGGTAACACCGCCACCGCCGCCTCCTGATACTGTAAAGCTCGGATTATTATTGACATACTGAGTATTGCCGTTTATCGTAATCGTCCTGTCTACCGGCATACCGCTGCCACCTCCTGCAATGGTAAAACTCGGATTATTATTTACGAACTGAGTATTGCCATTAATTGTAATAGTTCTATCAATCGCCATACCGCCACCGCCTCCGGCTATTGTGAAAACAGGATTTCCACCAATGATCTGAGTATTTCCGTTTATGGTTATCGTCCTTTCGTTTTTAGCATATCCGGCCAGGTCATAAGACGTTAAGAATGTTCCGAGATCGACGTTATTGCGAAGTAGAAACGTATTACCGTTTACGCTAAGTGTCCTATCGTTTAGCATTTTTGCGTTCCAGATCTCGATCCAATTCGACTGGAGTGGTTCGTAACCTGCAGCCCATTGAAAGGCAACATTTCCAGAGGTCGTTATAGGCGCGCTTGTCACATAGAAACCAGCAGGGGCCGATAAACCGACCTGCGTAACGGTACCGCCTGAACCTCCTGTCGATACAGTAAACACTGGGCTGTCGTTCAGGTATTTAGAAAGTCCGTTAATAGTAATCGTCCTATCGGTCGGTATGCCTGAACCGCCAGAAATCGTAAAGACAGGATTATCTAAAATATTTTTAACAGTACCGTTAATTGTTATCTGACGATCAGAAGGCATTTTATACGGCAACTGATCGAAAGCAGCCTGGCCGTTTATAATCCTTGAATCGTTACCCTGGGCAGCTGTATTCGAAACTGTTCCGAAAGTGGCTGTCGTCATTACCTGATACCAGGATGAAAAAACACCCGAATTGCCCTGAGATCTCACCCATAAAGCCCCTGAGCTATTTACGGTATCGAAAGCAAGTTGAGATCTACCGTTCGTCCCCCTTTTTATTTCCAGAAAAGCGGCATACGGCGCAGGCGTATTCGTAGTTACATTATCAGCATAGTAAAAACCTATTCCCGGAATACCGTTAGGATTATTAGTGTATGAAGCTGATAAAACGAAAGCCCCTGTATGGTTTGCCCTATCTAATAAACTTGAAGCGTGATAGCCGTCCAGTAAATCAGCATTCAGGTTTACGTTCAATACCTGGCTACTTACCGTTAACGGGGCGACAGCTCCTGCGTAAAGAGCTAAGGAGCCGTTAGCTAACATTTCCAGCATATTAAATGTCACCCCTGGACCTCCACCAATCCCTGTTCGGGTTAATACGAAATTATCATTGAATCTTAAAAAAGTATATGCAGTCGATCCGTCTACATTCGTAAATTTTAATTCTGTAGCGTTTAAAGATGTTGAAAACTTAACTTTATAATCATTTGTTTGCCCTATCTGGAAATTACGGTTTCCGAAATTAAGTAACCCAGAAGTAGTATTTATTGTTAATGGGCTGGCCGTAATACTCGTAATAGTATCGTACATAGGCACAGCCCCGACCACACCATTATTTGTAAAAGCGTTTCCAGCAGCAGAAACATTGATCGTCAGATCCCCGGCACCTACTAAACGATTTAGGCTTGCGCCTGAGAAAGTAACATTTACACCCGGCAAAAGTGATCCTTTTGAAAAAGCGTTTTCCTTCGAAGCAAGCGCGCTGAATGACGTGTTCCAGTTATTAATATCAGTCTGGCTGAATTGTTTCTGTGTCCAGATTTTATACGTAGGCCCGTAGATCGGGTTTCCTGAAGTACCACTGCCGAAACGTAGGTACCAATCGCCAGAAGTACCTGAAATTAATTGGTGCATCCACCCCCCTTCTATTAAATCCCCTGTCCCACTAACTCCGGCAAATGATAATACGGTTCCGTAATTCTCAGGACGGTTTAATGTACTTTCGGTAAAATACTTTACTCCTCCTTTTGTTATCAGGTTAAAGTCGGGGATCGCCCCGAAACCAGTAACAAATTTATCGTTTGCAAAAACCCAATTTCGGGTCGCTATTACCTCATTATCCCAACTAAAATTCCCGTTTCCGTCAAACTGTAATTGACGTAAAGTATTATTCGGCCCGTCCCAAACCCTTAAAGCCGCTGTCGTAGTTACAGACCCGTTGCCGCCTCTGGGGTAGAAATGTTCATAAGCCGCAGTACCGTATAAGTATCTGAAATTTTGCCCACCGAATTGAAGTTCGCCAGAAAAATTATGGTATGCGGATATAGTATTCGCTGTTGTTTTACTGACGTAATCCGATAAATCTACGGTTGAAGCAGCTGCAAAGGTTATATCCCCAGATCCTACAAGCCTGTTCGTAAGTACTCCTGTCAAGGTAACTCCGGTTCCCTGTATCAGGTTTCCTTTTAGGAACTTATCTTCTTTAAGTGATATTGCTGTTATTTGATAATTCCAGGAGTCAATATCGATCTGAGAAAAATGCTGTGTCGACCATAATTTATAGGTGTCCTGCCAGGTTGCCCCTGTTGCGGTCCCTGATCCTCGCCTCACATACCATGAGCCAGAAGTTCCTGACATAAGTTGGTTTATCCAACTACCGTCACCTGAATTCCCTGTATTGGAGATACCTACGAAAGTGAGTACGGTTCCATACCCTTCAGGTCTGTTTGCCGTCGATTCGGTCCAGTATTTTACCCCTCCCGAAGTGGCGTCACGTAAATCGGCTAAAGTAGTAAATCCAGAAATCCACCTATTCGCATTTAAGTCTAAGGCCGATTGCAGACCTGTTATAGTAGAAATAGCCTGCGACCCGGTATGATTTACCCGGCTCAATAAAGCTCCTGCATGGTAATCATCTACCCGGTCTGCATTTAGGTTAGGGTTCATCACGTTAGACGTGACCGAGAATGGTGCGCCTGAAGCAGTAGGGTATGTACTCGTAATAGGATCGGTTATTGTCAATCCGGCTGCTATTAAAACACTGCTTAAAATATCCATATTATTTTTTAATAATTACCCGGTACGCATTGCTTCCTATCGCTTTCGCGAAAATTATTTCGACCTGAGTTACTGAAATCGTCCGGCTGTCAACGATAACGGCCCGACCGTCAGAAACACGACGTACTTCTACTGCGACGTCGGTCGAATTAAGTCCGTGCGTCAATGTATAGTTTGTTGCTACGCCGTCGCCGATCGTTGCCGCATAATTTCCGGTAGCTAACTGAGTAGCTACGTAAGTAACCATTTTTAGAGGGGTTACAGCGCGTGTGTCGTCCGTACCTGTGTTTGTCTCGGTTTGGGTTGCTATTTCGATAACTCCTGTCCGGGTTTCGGTCGCAGTCCTGGCTGATAAACTGGCAGGGGTAACGACCTTATTCGCGTCTGTCCCTGTCTGAACTTCTGCATTCGTGGCAATAAATACAAGCCCTAAAACTGTTGTCGTGGCCTGATCCCGGTTAGTCTCTAAGAAGATCCAGTCGGCTACAAGTGTCGTTGACGGGTTGGCTTTATTGGCTATCAAAACATCGCCTACATTAAACGCCACCCCCTGAACTGTTCCTGCCGTTGAAACGTACCAGTAGTCGCCTTTCTTGGTCGAAGCTATTCCGGGAAAAATAGTATTCGAAGTTGCGTTAAACGATCCGATCAAAGATCCTACCGCACCGACAATACTATCTACGTAGGCTTTCACTGAAGCAGCCGTAGCGATATTCGTAGCCGTGCCTGTAGCCAGGGTATTATCGTTTATCAGCGTGATTTCAGAAGCTACACCGCTGCCGGCAGCAGTACGGCCGATTACCGTCATAGCCGATATATTCTGCATTTTAGCGAACGTAACCGCCGCGTTCAGGATCTTTGCCGTTGTAACGGCATCGGCAGCCAGTTTCGCAGTGCTGATCCCAAGATCTTTCACGCCGACAATATCGCTGACCACTTCCAAGGTCACGTTATCTACATTTACTGACAGCGTGACGACGCCAGCAGCAGTAACTTCTGCAAGCCCGGCACCTCCGACAACAGTTCCGCCCCCGATAGGTTTCCAGGTCGTTGTCGCTAAACTGTAGATATAAATTTTTTCATCCCCGGTATTGAAATACATCTGTGCGTTTACCGGCGTGGGTATCGTAGGGGCTGACGATAGCGCATGTATAACAACGTTTATGATCTGATTATTTTGTAAATCGAGATCATTTAAAACTGGAATTGCTGCCATTTATTTATCTAAGATTACAGAACCGACCTGCGGCCTTTTGTGGATTATTTTTAATATGTCGTTATCTATGTACTCGATCACGGAAAGAACTTTTTTTCCAGCCACTAAAATTATTGGGTCTGGCTTTTTATTCAGTGCATGATTAACGATCCATTCTTCTGCCGGATCTGGAAACTCGAATTCCTGCTGACCGGACGATTCGCCTATCAGTAGATCGACATACCCTTTATTGGCCGCGTCCTGAGATCCTTGCGGCTCTGGTACTTGAGGGGATTCCATAAAGGTCAGAACTCCCGAGGTTTTCGTCTGGCTGCCGTCTTTTAGCAGGACTTTTGAAATATCTACTTTAATATCGTTGATCGCAGCCTGAGCCGTGGAAATAGGCCAGTTTGCAGCGGTTAAATTAGGAACGTTTCCGAGGCCTACAGCCGCTTTATTCAACGGGGCCGTCGTACCGTCGCCCCGAACATAATCTGTTACTAGGCCGTTGAATTTCAACTGGTATGCGTTTAATGCAGTCGACAGCGCGGTATATGTGACCGCATCCAGGGAAATATAAGTACCGTTTGCTGATAGATAGCTCTGAAATCTTGTGCCACCTGAATACAGCATGTATATTTTACCGTTAACGACCGGCTGAGGGAGTACTGAAACGATCTGAACGCCGAAAGCTGCCAGGGCATCGGCCAGGCCGTTAACGTCTTCTATTTCGTGCGTGTGCTCCAGATCTGCCTTATCTGCAAGTAAATCGTGTGTTTCAGATTTAGTATAGCGATCCTCAAGTTCGTCAGACAATCCTGTAATGTCTTCGATTGTATGGCTATGTTCTCCCGGTTCTTGCTCAGTAATGAGAGAGTCAATTTCACTTTTGTTATAAACTTCATCGGTAGTGTAGAGATCTGGTTTATTTAAAATATTATCCCAGCTTAATTGATCTTGACATAATTCTAAAAGCAGTTGATATAAATCGTCTGCTTTCTGGACAATATCGCCCACGCCGTAATCTCCGAAACCTACGATTAAACCCATTTGAATAATTTATTTTCAACAAATATATTGTATATCGTATAATATTTCGGATAATCACTACATTTGTTTCTGAATCATTTTAAAATAACTTTGAATTACAAAGCACTATGTCTCTAAGAATTAAGATTAAGGAGCGTTTGAAGGTGAAGTACCCAAACGTAAACTTACGTCGCTTCAGGGTAAACGCTATCGCGGATGCACTGGAAGAAGATTTAGAGGATGAGGCTACGGATGAGGAAATAGACACGCAGATTGACCGCGTTAACAAGTTCATGGATTTTGCTAAGACCGCAAAGGCTGACGACGAGTTAACTACTTTCCGTAAAGGCAAGGAAGACGGGCCTGATGAAGATCCTAAGACTGATCCGAAAACCGATGAACCTGCAAAGGTCGATCCTAAAACCAAAACTGATCAACCCGATTTCGAGGCGATCTTAGGTAAATTTATGGCCCCTGTCCTGCAAGAAATTGCATCACTGAAAGCCGATAAAGTATCCGGGACGCGCACCGAAAAGTTGAATACAGTATTGGCTAAATCTGACGATAAGTTTAAGAAAACTACTTTGGCGGCTTTTAAAAGAATGAAGTTCGAAACGGACGAGGAATTCGAAGAATATCTCGAAGAACTTACCGAAACGGCTGCAGACTTTATTCAGGCTGATGCAGATGATAAATTGGATAAGTCGGTTTTGCCTATCATGGGTGCGAAAAGTAAATCCGGCGTTTCTTCTGACACCGTAAACTTTATCGCAGCAAAAACAGCAGCGGCAAAAGGTGAAGGTGGTTTAGCTGGAAAAGCACTTTCCATTTAAAACCTTAATTAAAATCCAATATGCAAAACTCACGTGAATCGGACAGCTCAGTTCGTAGGGTAGTTTTCGCCACCAAACTTGAAGACGTAATCGGGGGGATCACCCTCGATTCGTCTTATTTTGTGCCGGGCGATCTTGTACCTGCAGGAACTCCTGTCGTAAAAGCTGTGAACGGCCTTTACCAGCCGATTAAATCAGCCCGTATTACTGCCGCCGCAACTAACACGGCGACAGATTACCAGGTTGCAAAAGGTCACAATTTTAAAGTGGGTGATTTCTTTGCGTCTGCTGTAGGTGCAAAAGCCTACCCGATTACTTCGATTAATAAATCCGGTGCTACGGACGATATTATCACGGTATCAACTACGCTAGGTGTCGCTGTTTCTAATGGTGTCGCTGTCTTCTCTGCTACGGCTCAATCTGCTGGTGCTACTTCGGCTTTTCTTTCAGGTATGATCGTCCTAACCGGACACGAAGTACTGATCAAGGAAAACGATACGAACGTGGTGGATGCTTTGATCCGTGCTTCGGTATTTGAGGTGGCCGCACCTCCTGTTACTGCTGCGATTAAGGCTGTGAATCCACATCTTTTATGGCTGTCGTAATAGCTGTTTAATTTATTAACTTTTTACCGAAACAGAAATGAGAGAATCATTAATTGAAGGTCTTAATACGGTGGACATGCAGGCAGTAGCGAACGAGTATACTCTTTCGGAATTCTACTACCCTACATTGTTTCCATTGCGTTATACCGATTCCCTTAAATGGGAACAGCTTGAAGCCGAGTTCGGGGCACCCGTAGCCGGTGACGTGATTTCATGGGATGCCCGTGCGCCACGTAAACGTCGTGAGATCGTAGGAGCCTTGAAAGGAAACATTGCTAAAATCGGTGTGGCCCGTGAAAAAACAGAAAGTGAGTGGAACGAATACACTCGTCTGAAACGTCTTGCCGCAGGTTCTACTGATGCAAACGTTAAAAACCGTATCCTGGAATGGATCTGGGAAGACCAGGAGTTTTGCTATACCGGCGTAAATGCCAAACTTGAATACTTAGCTATTCAGGCAGCTTCGAAAGGTAAAGTAACTTTGACGGCTCAGAACAACCAGGGTATCGTTACCGATGCCAATGTTGATTTTCTGATCCCGAACGCGAATAAATCCGGTGTTGCGATCCCGATCACGACAGCGAATTCAGCAAGTTCTTTGCCGATCACGATGATTAAAACACAGGTTAAAATGGCGCAGGCTAAGAACAAGAAATTGAACTTTGCTTTCACTACCCAGGCCGTTGTCGATGCCATTCTTGGATCTGCCGAAACACTTTCTTTTGCAGCCCCTTTGTTGGTTCAGGCATTAAACCTGACCTCGACCCCGTCTTTGCAATCCTTAAATGTCGCGCTTAAAGGTTCAGGCCTGCCGCAGTTTATCGTAATCGAATCTTTCATTACGCTGGAAGACAAAAAAGGAGATCGCGAAACGGTAGATCCTTGGGAGCCTGGGGTTATCCTGTTCAGCGAATCCGCTACGCTTGGAAATACTTTCCATACGGATCTCGCGGATGAATTCGTAACAACTACGAAATCTCTGAAAGTGAAACGTAATCACGTTTTGATCAAACGTTTTGCACAGGAAGAACCTTTGGTAGAAACCTGTCTTGCGATCGCGAATGCATTCCCTGTAATGGCGAACGCTAAAAACAAATGGTTGGTAGATACAGCGAATACCAGCTGGAGTAAATAATTAATCTGGTTCAGGAATGGCAACAATTCAGGAATATTTCGAAGCGAAACTGTTACGATACAATATCGAATTATCGGAAGTCGAAACCGAAGCGGCATTAATAGAACAGGGGTTGGATCCGACAAGCTATTATACGCCAGGTTCGACGATCCAAGTTAAAACAGCGATCGTTAAGATACTTCCTGAGTTGTTGCTCAAGCCAGATATTACCGAAGGAGGCTATGCCGAAAAATGGGATAAAGGAGCTGTAAAGCTGTTTTATTCTTTGCTTTGCGCTGAACTTGGCCTGCCTGACGTTTTTGCGGCTCCTGTACCTACATTAAGAGTAATAAAACGCTGGTAAGATGGTCAGACAATATCCGTATATACTCCAGGTAATGACAACGACACCGGGAAGTTTTAACACTGACGGCGATCCTGTCGAACCTGTTTCTGATTACGTAACTCATGCAAAATGCAGGGACGAGGCCAATTCAGGAGCTAAACAGATAAACGTTGACGGTACGTCACATATCTTTCAGGCTTTGATCCAGCTACCGAAGGGGACTGCTGAAGTAAAAGTCGGTACAAGGGTAAGGGTCGTACAGGGGACAGATATTCGTTTACTCGGAACGGTTAAGTCATTCAGGTCTGATCAACTACATTGCCGGATATGGGTATAAAACGAACTTTCAGTCGTGAAATGGTGATGCGGAAACTGCAGGCCGACCTACTGCCAATCGAACAGATAATCGTTGCCCGGTTGCAGTACTTAGGTGAGCAGTGTGTCAATATTGCCCGGAGCCTGGACACGTACAAAGATCAGACAGCGAATTTACGAAACTCGATAGGGTATATTATAGCTAAGGACGGGAAACTGAAAAAGGATAACTATAAGAAAACCAAGTCGGGCGCGATGCCTACAAGCGAACAGGGCGATCTGATAGGAAGGGCTTTAGCCTTGAAAATCTTGTCATACAACCAGAAAGGCTTTATTTTGATCGTAACCGCTGGAATGAATTACGCAAAGTCGGTCGAGTTAAAAGGTTACGACGTTTTAACTTCTGCCGAACAATATGCAAAACAAGAATTACCGGGCTTAAAAGCTCAATTACAATCCGACTTTAAAAGAATTCGATGAATACTGTACTGGATCAGGATGATGCAATTTATAGGCTGCTTAACGTCGCGAATATCACCAGCGTGATTTCTGGCGGCGTGTACAAAGGCAAGCGGCCAAACGATTCTCAGCTGGAAGACATTGTAATAAAATCTCTGACCTTAGGTGACGGAACGCGCCAATTCGGGGTTGCCAATGTCAATATTCACATTCAGGATATTCAGTCGACAGTAAAGGGAGTTCCTACGACTTTAGCCAATTCTGCCAGGTTTAAGATAATCGTTAACCTGGTTAAGGCTATACTCGAAGAAACAGACGGCGAAACTTTCGCATTATGGATCGAAGACAGCAGTTTAAACGAAGTCCCGGAGCTGTCACAACACTTTTTTAATTTCAGGATTGAAGTAAGAATGTACAACCATTATTAAATTTTCATAAAATGGGAACAATAACCAGAGGGTTAAAAAGTATCGAGTTTGCGCCCTTAGTATCAGACGGCGGCCCTGGAACGGTGTTTTCATCCTGGGGACTATCTGACCGCGATAGCTCGGTAACTCACGTCGAGGGAGATCCTACCCTGGATCGACTTTATTCTCACGAAAGTGATACCGCGTTAGATGTTCAGGTGACGGGAGGCGAAATGCCTTTTCTTGTTACGGTAGTAGATCCTGACCTGGCTACTTTTGCCAAGGCTTTCGGGGGAACAGTTACCGGAACAGGAGCGACTGCAACGTACTCGTTTCCTTCAGCTAAATATATTCAGGATCTTACTGTTAAAATCACCCCTAAAAAGGGATTAATCGAGACAATTAACAGGGGTTCAGTTTATGCGAAGTTAAACGCCGATTATGCAAAAGCCGGTAAAGTAGCGATCGACATTGTTGTTGAGCCTTTACTACCTGAAAAAACAGGAGTTGGGCCCGTTACTTTCGGACCAATGGCGACATAGTAGATACTTTTTTGAGATTGAAAAAAACCCCGATACCGGTTTGGTGCCGGGGTTTTTTCGTAAATAACATTTTAAAATGGATACATTCGACGAAGTAAAAGCAGAACGGGATCAGTTAAAAATATTACTCGATGAGGGGCTCGAATTCGAAGCCGGAGGGAAAACCTACCTTATACAACAGCCCTATTTAGGAACCTTAGATTATTTATCGCTTGAATTCCTGAAACTCGATATTGATAAGGAAATTTTAGGATCTGAACACGCAAGCCATTTACAGAGGTTTGAAGAATCGAAACAGGTCGTTAGGAAGAATGCCAAGATTGCCTCCCGGATCGTAGCGATCGCAGTCCTGAACAGCAGATGGAAAATTAAATTTCTGACGCCTTTTTTCGCTTCTATTTTCCTCTGGAAAATTAAGCCGGACACTTTACTGAAGCTGACGAATATCATTCTGCAGTCGATGAACCTTGAGGATTTTACAAGCTCTATCGCATTACTGTCGACAAGTCGGACGACGATACCGCAAGCGATGGAGGAATAAAAACCACTTTTGGTTCACGCGGTGCTATGAGGGCGCATTTTGGTATTTCGTTTAATGAATTAACCTGGGGCGTAAAATGGCCTTATATGGTTCGCGTAATGGCTGACCAGGGCAAACCCTCGAAAAAAGAAAATAATAGTTCTGAAGCAGAAGACGCAGTAAGGGCTAAAATCAACATGATAAAAGGAGGGTAAACGCTATGCAAAACAGAAACGGGGCGTTATCGTTTGACGCATATATCGGCGATACCGATTTTAACAAGACGATCCAGAATATGAATCGTCGAATTGAATCATTAACATCTACGGCCAATAAGGAATCGCGTAAAATGGATTCTATATTCAGCAACCTTGGCCGGGCTGCTGCCGGAGGCTTGGCCGCGATCGGCCTGGCTCAGTTACCGCAGCAGATCATAAGGGTTCGGGGTGAATTCCAGCAGCTCGAAATCGCGTTCGAAACCATGCTGCAAAGCAAAGGTAAGGCCGATAAATTAATGGCTGACGTCACACGGTTTGCTGCCCTGACACCTTATGGTTTGAAGGATACGGCAGCCGCAACGAAACAGCTATTAGCCTACGGGGAACAGGCCGATACGGTTATTTCGACCTTAACAAAATTAGGCGATATAGCCTCCGGTATCGGCGCGCCGTTAGGTGATATAGCATACCTGTACGGTACTACAATGACGCAAGGCCGGTTATATACTCAGGATCTTAACCAGTTCACGGGTCGTGGTATTCCGATGATCAAAGAACTGGCTAAAATTATGGGGGTCGCTGAAAAGGACGTAAAAGGGCTGGTCGAAGCCGGTAAAATCGGATTTCCGGAAGTCCAGAAAGTGATCGAGAACCTGACAAAACAAGGATCTATGTTTGGTGGGCTGATGGAAGCGCAATCGAAATCTTTGCCTGGTTTGATCGCTCAGTTAGGAGATGCCTTTGATGCAGCTTTCAACGACATTGGGAAAAGTCAGCAGGGGATTATCGCAGAGGCTATAAAGGGCACGATCGGCGTGGTCGAGAATTACCAGAAAGTAATCGACGTAATAACTGTTCTGGTGGCTACTTACGGCACCTACCGGGCGGCTCTTGCTCTTACTGCAGCTCTGCAGACAAGATCGGTTCTGATCACTGAAATACAGGCTTTCCTAAGTTTGGCACGTAGTATAAAATCAGCTGCCGAGGCTCAGGCCTTGTTTAACCTGGTCGTAAAAGCGAATCCGTACGTGATTGCTGCGACAGCCCTGGCCGCTCTTGTTTCCGGTTTCATTGTATTCGGCGGTAAAGCTACCGAGGCAGCAGAGGCGCAGCAGCGAATGAATGATGCAGCTGCCGAATCAGAACTGGCAATATCGAAAGAGGCTGCCAATATCGAACTACTTAGAAAACAGCTGACCGATGAAACAAAGACACGGGAACAGAAAGAATCAATCTTAAAAAAGCTGATCGCATTAAACCCGGATATTCTAAGCGGAATAACGCTGGAGAATGCAGCTACGGAAAGATCTACGGTCGCAATTCAGGATTATATCCGAGCTAAAAAAGAACAGATCCGAATCTCAACTATCCAGGCTCAGATCGACGCAAACCTGGAAAAGGTAAGTAAGATCCGTTCGGGATCTGCTGACGGCGACTATGCGCCTGGTTTCCTGGAGACAATGGCTGCTGGAATGCTTGCCTCGAATAAAAGAGGTGGTGGCGTGAATACTGTCGACGTGATGCGTAAAAATATGCAGGAGCAAAAGGATGCGGCTGTAAAATCAATCCTCGATTACAATAAGGGGTTAATGGATCAGGTCAATAACGGGATCGAACAACGTCGTAAATCGAGAAACAAGGAGGCAGCCAATATCAAAGAAGTCATTAAGAAAAACGTTGCCAATTACAACGAAGAAATTAAGGCATTAAAAGATAAGCAGGAGAAAGCGACAACCCGTTCAGAGTACGATGCCCTGGAAAAGCAAATAAACGCGCTGGAGAAGCGCAGGGATGCTATCACAGGGGGAAAGACTACGAACGTAAAGAAAACGGCTCAGGACGAGAAAAACGAACGGATAAAGACGTTTGCGGAAGAAATCGACGAAAAGAAAAAGATGTACGAGGTCTACGAACGTTGGGTGACGACCTACGGAGCCGAAGCCGCTGCAGAACAGTTCAGGACGTTAAGGCAGAACGGATCGGATTATCTCGATTACATAAAAACCGAAATTAAGCGGCTAGAAACGCTTCAAACTGCCGGGTATGCTGGAAGCCTTAACGACCAGGATAAAATCGATCTCAATAAACTTTTGGGGGAAAGAAACCGACTTACGGCGAAAGATTCTCCGATGGCTGTATTCGAGAAGCAGCTTGAATCAGCCAGGGAGAAAGCTGGCAGCCTGACCGAGGAACTGATCGAGTTGAACCGAATTCAACAAAGTTTGGATCCGAACGACTTTTCTTCTGATGGGATTTCGAAACGTCAGGGAGTATCCGAACGAATACTTGCCGTTCAGAAGGACCGTAAGAAACTACTCGATGAATTCCTGGTCGATCAGATAAATTCTGAAACTCAACTGCTGGCTATCCAGAACCATTACGCGGATCTGAGGGTGCAGCTCGATAAAGTTTATGCGGATAAGAAAGCGGCGAGTTATATAAAAGCCCTTGACCGGATCAATGAGGCTGAGAAAAAAGAACTAAAAACAGTCAATACCCGGAACGCGCAGGAATCGAAAGCGTATAAGGAGCTGGAAAAGATAATCGCGGCATCATCCAGGAACGAAACGAAACTAAGGCTCGAGGCAGAAAAGAAAAAACTCGCTGCATTGGTCGAAGGGACGGACGAGTACACCCAGCAGCTGAAACGGGTCAACGATGCCGAAGAAGAACACCGGCAGCACTCGATCGCAGTCTGGTCTGCTATCGGAGGCGCGATCTCGGATCTCGGAACTGCCCTAAGTTCCTATGGAGGTACTTTAGGCGAAATCGGAGGGGTACTTTCGGGATTGGCCGGCGCAGCCCTAAAAGTTGAGGACGCGCTGAATAATAAATCTTATACGAAAGGCGGAAAACTGACAATGGACGGGTACGCGGCTGCAGCGCAGAACGTGATACAGATCATTACCGGGATTATTGACGCAAATAAACGGCGTAGGGAGGCCGAAAGGGTATTCGAGAGTGAAAGACTAGCCGCAGAGAATTCGTACGCTCTGGCGTTAAATCAGAACATAGGGAAGGCGTACAAAGACAATCCGTTCTACCAGGATTACGACGGTCAGATCAAAGCCGGGGTAGCTCAGTTCGATGATGCAGCTAAGAAGTACCAGGAAGCGATCGACAAGCTGAACGAAGGTAAAGCGAAGAAAGGCCAGAAAAATGTCGTCGATGGGAAAACGACTTTAGGCATGGTCGGTGCCGGAGCTGCTACGGGTGCGCTTATCGGATCGGCATTACCTGGTGTGGGTACCGCTGTTGGTGCAATCGTGGGTGGTGTTGTAGGGTTAGTCGGTGGGCTATTCTCGAAAAAGAAAAAGGACGCTTTCGGATCTCTGATGGAAATGTACCCCGATCTCGTAACTGAGACAGCCAAGGGATGGGCAGAAATTGACGTAGCGATGGCTCAGGCATTGATCACCAATAACCAGGTCGATGATAAAACCAAGGCGATGTTAGAATCTGCGATCGCTTTCAACGAGGAAATGGAGAAAGCAACCGAACAGATTAAAACGAACATGGTTGATCTGACCGGGAACATTGGGGATAATCTCAGGGATGCACTCGTAGAGGCTTTCCGCGCTGGCGATGCAGCAGCACAGGCGTTACATAAAACCGTAGGGGATATTATTGCAGACGTGGCTACGAAGCTCTTATTTTCTCAGCTCGTGGGGCCTGCACTGGATCAGCTCGTTGATGAAATGACTAACTCGCTGACGAAAGGTGACGGTTCGATCGTCGATGATTTAAGCCGGTTCGATAAGTACGGACTTCCTGCCGTGGAAAGTTATTTCGAGGGCTTGTCCGGTTTGGAGGCTTGGGCGAAAGAAAACGGATTTAATGATCTCTTCGGCAGAAGCCAGGGCACAGACGATGCCATGAAGGGGTCAATCAAAGGTGCATCCGAAGAAACAGTTTCGGCATTGGTCGGGCAGGCGAATGCAATCCGTATCTACCAGGCTCGAATGGCTACCGATATGAACGTTTCAGTAGGGCACCTTTCAGTGATCGCGCAGAACACGGCGTATAATAAAAACCTGGCTCTGCTGGTCGATGTTGTGGATCTTTTAGGGAAATTAAATACGAATTCTCTGAGGGCTTACGGTATCTAAAAAGACAGAAAGACCGAAGACACAAAAAAGTCCTAAAGAGCTAATATACTATATAGAGTATAAGAGCTATAGAGGCTATATTCTCTATATATAAATATATTAATTATATATTATTTTAATGTCTATTAAGTCCTACTGTTTGGCACTTTTATTATCAGTAAGTTACCGAAGACAGAAATCGGACAGAAGATAAGACAGTAAAGCGAAAAACCCCTGGACAGTAGATTCGTCCAGGGGTTTTTATTATTTTACTTTTGGCTTGAAAGTTAATTCAGTTTCTAAATCCAAAGCAGATGCCAAATTTTCGACGGTTTTTAAATTTAGTGGGTTGCCATTTACTCGGAAAGCATTCAGGTTTTGTTTAGATACTCCCGCCTTTTTTGCGAAATCTGCCTTGGTCATTCCTGACGATTCGATTAAACCGACCAGCTGCTTTCGCGTTCGGTTCGATAATTCTGATTTGTAACTCATATCTCTATTCTGTTTTAGGTAAGTACTCAGGACGCCATACTTTGCCGAATTCGGCGTAATCTCCGTGATCATCTTTGTCCATAAATAATCCGGCAAAATTTTTAAAATCGGATTCCCCTAAAACATTTCCTTCGGTATCTCGCACCTTTCCGTCAGTGTAGAGCCTTGTTATTTTAGTATCACTCATTTTATTTATCCCGTGTAAAGGTTTCGCCTCCAAATAAGAATTTACCGTCTACGATCTCACCTGGGGCGATGGTGTTATCGGGGTTTTTTACCCATATTTTATTCTCCTGGGTTAGGTAGTTGAACTCCCCTACCGGAGTATAAAGCGTAGTTTTGTCGATCCGGTAATCGATTTCCACTATATCCGGTTTTTTGAACCTTAAGGTTTTGAAGATCGGGCGACCGTTAATGTCGTTTGTCTGAAATACGGACCATTCAGTATTTATGAACTGATCTTTTATTGGCTGTACTTCGATTACCTGATCCTGGCAGCCAATACCCAGCATAGCAAAAATAATGATTGCGAAAAATTTGAAAATAGATCTCATGGTTTTTGGTAGTTAAAAATAAATTGGTAGATTATTAATTGAGCCTCACCTTCTGAATACTCCGGCATGAATCGGCGGTAAGAAGTACCGTCAGGCCGTTTAAATGTCTTAATACTTAGGTCTATACATTTCCAACCCGTACCTTGTTCGTAAATAGATACTATAGGGTGGTATGTTACTTTATTTAGTGTTACGTCGAATGAAGTAGTTACGTGCCCTTTAATCTTGTTTTTGTCTGGTTTCCATTCATATTGGCTGGAATTGAAAGCTACCGGATTAAAACCAGATCTAATAAAGGATCTGCTAGTGTTCATGTGGCCTACTATAATAACATAAATTAGCCAAACCGATACGGCAGATATAGCGATTATCGGTAAAATGATAGGGGGCTCCATTATTTCTTTGGATTAAAATAGAAATTATACAAGGCGATCAGGAGAATTCCGCAGCTCACGACTGCTGAAGCGATTAGAATATATTTCATATTTCAGCGAAGACTACGATCCAGATAAGAGGATCAGATTTATGTTGCGCCAGTATCGTCTGATAGCCTGCCGGTGCATCCAGAAAAGGGATATGTGTAAAGCCACGGGAAAATACGGCTCCAGATATGCCGTTTTTAAATTCTACTTTCTGGCCGCTGTTCTCTGAAACGATACGTTGAGGCATTGCAGCTACGAACTGAGGTTTCAAGGCTTTTAATTTAGGGAACTCGTTAAATTGATACATCTTGATAAGTGTTTTGTTTTAAACTTGATATGCAAAGGTAAAAATAAAATTTTACTATGCAAGCGGTACCGTAAAAATATTTTATATTTGTTTTATGGCTGAATTAATATTAGATATTCCTTTCGATGAACCAGATGGTTCGACAGTAGCGTATGACTACGGACCAGGCGCGCACCATGCAGCTATCGAGGCAGGCCGTTTTATACCTGGTAAATTCAATAACTGTGTATACTTTCCCGGAGAAGGTAAGGCCGAAATCATTCCGCAGGTAATAAACTTTGCAGCAGATTTCAGCGTCGAATCCTGGGTGAAAGCAGAATCGACCGGAGAAGGTTCGATGCAGTCCTTTGTAATCTTTAAATTCCCTGGAATCAATAACGAGATCTCTATCGACCTGCATTCTTCGATTACCTACTGGCAACATTTCGTAGCTACTCAGAAGGGCGAAATAATTTCGGTTTTTCTGGACGGTAAAATAAAGGGTACATTTACAAGGCCTTTCAATATGACCGGCTTTGCGCTCGTAAATGATAACGGCAAGAACACAGCCGGGTATTGTTCACTTGACAGTACGAAAGTTTACGATTACGCATTGACAGTAGATCAGATCGACGACAATATAAATCAAACGCTACAACCTGTGGACTTCCTAATAAATAATGTAAACCTACGAGATCTCGGCGTCGTGATCGAACGTATAGACGGCATCCTGGATATGCCAGGCCGTAAAAACCCTTTAACCTTCGATTGGGACGATTACCACGGCGAGGTAGTAGACCTAACCAAACCAGTTCTCGATGTTCGTGAAATAGAACTCGGCTGCTGGCTAAAAGCGTCTACTCAGGATGAACTGGTTTCGAAGTGGTTGCAGGTCAGATCAATATTCGAGGCTCCGGGAACTCAGCGGCTCCAGATCAATGCCGGATCTAAGCCTTTATTATATGACGTTTATCACGCTCAGCCTTTAAAAGCTAAAAACAAATGGCGTAACACGGGACCGTATCACCTCCGTTTTGATTTGTTACTCAGGGAGCCGGAGCCGGTCAAACGTATTTTAAAAGTGACAGGGAACTCGGTTTCGATCTCCTTAACGAGCCGGAAATTATTATCTATTTCATGGGGCGACGGCTCAAAGACATATAATGTCTATGGAACCGGCGTAACTTTGAACCATAGTTATTCAGGCGGCGGCGATAAATACGTCGTCATTTCGGGTAATATAGAAGACATTACCGGATTTAGCACGAATGCAATAGTATTACATAACAGAATATAAAAATTATGGAACCAGTAAAACAAGACGTTTTTAAAATACCGACAGAGGAAGAAATCGAAGAACTTTTAACTTCAGTACAGGATATTCTGGAGGATAAAACAATCGATTGGACGTACCAGAATAACCCCGACATTAAAGAGGGTTTCGAGGCGATAGTAGATATTCTGGCCGATGATCGAAAGACATATGCAGGATTATCGGAACTGAAGTCGACGCAAGCCAGAGCGATGGGCGTTGTAGCTGTCGATTACCTAAACGGTATGGCTCAAGGCCATAAACTATTAGGTGTGCCGATCAGAAGATCTATAACCAGCAGATTAAAAAAGTAAATTATGCCAGATCAAATCGAACTTAAAAAAGGTGGCTTAACGCTGCCTTTATTTTTACGTGAACCGGCCTGTACTGTTGTAAAAGCGGAACAGGCTCAGGATCTATTGGGGCAGGATATAGTAAAGCTGACGATACAATCAGTTCTGCCGCTGCCGCTTGAGATCGGTTTCGAGGTAACCGTATTCGGTAAAAAATACCGGATGAACCAAATGCCTGATGCAACCAAAAACGGAGAACGCAACTTTACTTACGAGACAATTCTGGAAGGGCCACAGTACACGCTACGCCGTGCGGTGTTCTTCAATCAGGACGTTTCAGGTTTCAGCACCTCGGGCGACTTCCCTTTGATCGGCGATGCGGAATTTTATCTTGACGTACTGATCAATAACCTGACGAGGGTTTTCGGCGGCGGTTCCTGGATAAAGGGGCAGTTTCCGACGACAGCAGCGAAAGCAATATCGTTCAACGATACGAACTGCCTGTCAGCACTGCAGCAGATATGCAAGGAATTCGACACGGAATTTGACATAGTTCAAGGATCGAACTCGCATACTTTACATATCCGAAAAGCCGGTCAGGTCTTAGGGCACACTTATGAGTATGGGCGAGGAGGCGGTCTTTATGAACTGAAAAGGCAGACTGTAGACAATTCAGACATTATAAACCGGCTCTACCCGTTCGGAGGAAATAAAAATATCCCTTCGAATTACCGAGGCTATTCACCTCGTTTGAAACTGGCTGATCCTGGATATATCGACAGCCCGGAATCGATAGCGGCTTTCGACATCATAGAAGGAATTCAGGTATGGGAAGACATTTATCCACACAGAACGGGGTCAGTTACTTCGGTCGTCAGCGTGAATTCATTCCGAGATACGTCGATGGATTTCGACCTGTTCGCAAAGGACGGTACTGATACTAAGTACATATTATCCGGTAACGAGCCTAAAATTAGTTTTAAATCCGGCAACCTGGCAGGCTTTGACTTTTCCCTGGTTGCGAAAACGGGTTACGATCATACGACGAAAACTTTCACGCTGCTGCCTTATAAAGATGAACGCGGCCTGCAGTTCCCAAACCCGGACGAGGTAGCTTTCCAAATGTCAGTAGGTGATGAATATGTGATCCTTGATATTATCATGCCGGAGACATACACAGAAGTGGCTGAGAACGAACTGAGATTTAAAGCCGAACAATACCTGGAGCAAAGTAAATCGCCGAAAGTACAGTACGCGCTGCAGCCTTACGAACCGTACCTGGCAGGTTTGGCCGGAGCCGGTTCGATCGTCAATGTATTTGAAATCGGGGATTATGTGAAAGTAATTGATACGGATTTCGCGATTGATAAAAGCAGCCGTATAATCGGTTTACGGCGTGATATTCTGAAACCCTATAAATATAATCTTACACTGGACGATACCTATCAGACGGTAACGATAGTCGAGATTATCAATAAGATTAGGGACACGGATAAGATCATAAAGTATAACGATCTCAGAGATCCGGCCAACGCGCGGCGCGGCTGGCTGAGTACTTTAGAACTTTTAGCGATGGTCTTTGATACGGACGGGTATTTTGACGGTGGGAAAATTAAGCCGGAATCGATTGAAACCTTAATGCTTGTCGTCGGTGCCAAGTCTCAGCAGTTCATACTGCAGGATGTTATTTTCCAGCCTAATTTCGAAGGTGATGCAAACGTGGTCGAAGTATCTGAGGGATACCTGATCCATTACGCGCTGAAAGAAGAAATCGTGTCCTGGAAAATAAATTCAAGTTCGACCACGATGCAGGACAATGCGGCCAGGTACATATACGCCAAGTTGAGCAAAACAGATTTTCAAGACGGAAATATTATTTTCAGTACTGAACAACTTCTACCTGATTCGGACAATAACTATTACCATTTTTTAGTAGGTACGCTCCATTCTGTAATAGACGGGGTTCGCTGGATTAGTCTCACGTACGGGGCGACAGCTATAAATGGGCGCTTTATAAAAACAGGCCGTATACAATCCTTTGACGGAAAAACGTACTTCGATCTCGATTTAGGAGCTATCGGGGGATATATAAAATTCCTCGATTCGGAAGGCAACTATCGGGATCTTTCCGACATAGGCGCGGCGACAGATACGTTCTACGCGGTTACAGTTACCGAAGATCTCGACACCTACGTAAACGGCAAGGTGACGGCATGGTTTCAGGGCACGAATCCGGCAACATGGCCAGGAGGTGAAGAAGCATTCCACGCAGGCGACCACTGGTACAATACCGCGGCTAATACGGTTTCGAAACGATCGGGTGGCGGCTGGCAGCCGGTCAGTGATCCGAAAGTATTGAAATCATACCAGAAACAGTTTACCCGTCTGAACGGTGACGCAGAGATCCAACTATTTACCGCACAGCCGGTCGCGCCTTACGAAGACGGCGATCTATGGATGAGTGAAGATTTAGGGCTTAGACGGTCGATCGAGACCAAGTTCAACGGGCAGAATTTCGACCCGAACGATTGGGTAGAGCCTTTTAATTACGATAATACGGCAACCGCGATAGATGGAGGAATCATAACCTCGGGACTGCTGCAGCTGGCAGGGGACAAGAGTACAGTTTGGGCTGGTGTATCAGGAAAAGGTACTCAGCCGGAATCGGTTCGTTTCTGGTCAGGTACTTCTTTTCTGAATGCTAATACGGCTCCGTGGCGTATCCTGCAGAACGGTAAAAACTATTCAAGATTGCTTGTCGCGGTCGAGGGTATGGATAGTTCTGATCCCGATGGTTACGCAGTACAGGCAGGGCTTTTGGGCAGTGAGGACGAAGACGCGTCGGGCTACCGGATCTTTGCCGGAGGTACCGAGGAAGAAGGTCGTGCCGGACAGACCCCGTTCAGAGTAAACGGGCGAGGCTTTGCCTGGATGGATCGGGGGCAGTTCGGGAATATAAGGATCGAAAACGGATCGATCAGCAATTACGGAAAGCCTGAAGGAGATCCGGCAGCAGCCGAACAGTTCCTTGGTGAAGCCCGACTGATATTCCGGAACGATCCTGCTGGAATATTTGCGGCTATCGGTACGAACCTACAGCCAGGCAGTGCCGGCGAAGGAAAGATCCTGGGTAGGATCGAAGTAAATGCACCAACTGTCGGCGGCGATAATATCGGAATGATTTTCGACGCAAGCGGCGCAACTTCTGTTTTAGGTGTCGGTGGAAGGAATATAAGTCTGTACGCCCGAAATGGAATGGCTTTGATGGAAGGGCTGAACATAAACGGAACGACAACTAAGCTGATCAACGGGGGTGGTCCCGGATCATTGACTTATATCGACCCGACATTATATGAGTACGTACTTTACAACGTAGGTGCCTCCGGGTCGTTCATAACCTTTATAAAAGAAGTCTATAATAATTTTCCTGGCAGGACAGGACCACCTGTCGAATATGCTTTACCGCTTAAAGATGGATGCGAAGTGACTGTCCTGGCAAATAATGACGATTATAATTATATTATGTACCGGACACTAAGGCCGGTTAATACCAGTGCGTTATCTGTTAATGGAGGATCAAGCACGACATATAAATATGCTGCCGGAGGCTGGACGATTAAATCGCAGTTCGATAACAATTACTAATACTGGTTCCTGTAAGTTTTAAAAAGTGTGAATTTTATTTGCACTTTTTTTTGTGATCGCTTGCATAGTAAAATATTATTTTTACTTTTGCATATCACTTAAACGAAATAGATATGAAATACGCAATCACAAACGAGGAAAACAGAAGGTTTTTAGGTGTAGATACCAAAGGTGATTTCTGCTGGCATAACCAATCAAATAATGCTTTATTATTCGACAGCGAAGAACAAGCTAATAAGTTCGAAGAAAACGAAGCCCGGAATTTCCTGCAATTCGAAACAGATGTTCGGCCTTATTTAAACCCCGTACTAAGTAATTCTGAATCGATCGAAGTTCTGCAATTAGCATTAGCCCGAATAAAAAACGGCGATAATCTTTTTATGTGCCCGGCTATCGAAAAAGCCTTGGAATCACTATATCCTATAAAACATAATGAAGACGATTATGATTATGAAGTTATGAAATCGCACTTTCCTGATTTTATGAGCTATAAGCCAATAAAAATGTATAACAGCCTTACAGACCGTTGGTTTTCGCGATATGATCGTAAATCCAGGATAGACATTATCAAATCTATGATCTCGACCCGTGAACAGAAATGACATAAACGTACTCCACAAGGTTTGCTCAGCTGCGACCTTAGAAGCCCTGATCGTTCTGATCAATAAGTATTTCTATTCCGAAAACTATATTGTCGAAGACGGTGAAGTAGTTCACTCGAAGACCGGGAAAGTTGTCGGGGTAGTCAAAAACTCAGTAAATAAACGATTCGCTTTTTATCAATAGGAAATGAAACCGCACGAACTGACGAACATCCAAAAACTACTCGTAATGAAACGAGCTATTAGGCTCCTGCATCATTATCGGTTTATGTGCCTGGCAATAGTTATCGCTGCCCGTAACATGGGGATCTATCGAGATCATAACTTTTATAAAGGGCAGCACTCGGAAATGAACCACGCTTGTTTAATGTTTCCCGAGCTGGAAGAATATAAACCGAAGGGGATCGACGATACGAAAGCCTGGTTCCCTGACACTACCGAAGGGTATAAGATCCGGCAGATCATTTTAAGAGAACTAAAGATCAAACTAAGGTACAAAAATAAAAAGTAGATATTTTTCTGAATAATTTTTTTTATTCAAAAAGAAAATATAGTTTTACAATGTCAAACAGAGAAACAGTCAATATGCGAACCGTTGTTCATTTTATCATCATCACAGGTCTTTCTGGCCTAACTTGCGGAATCGATTACATCTACGATTTATTTTTCCGCAATCCGAACACCAATCTGATTACGATTGCTGTTACTCTGATTTTCATCTTACTTTTTAGACGGTATATCAAATGGTCGAGATCGCGTTATTGACTTCATCTATCTTTTTGGCCTGGGGCGGTTTTAAACTTCTTAAGGAGCTGAAAAACCCTGCCAGGGAATGCCATAATGGTAAGATCTTCAAAAAGAAAATAAATTTTCCAAATAAACCAGTAGACAGAATATGACTTTTGAATTAGTTGTAAAAGGGTCAGCAACCGAGCTGATAAGTGCATTGTCGGTCTTGGCAGCTGCCGAGGCAAGCTCCAAGGAAACTCCGGTATTTTATCCAGTTCCTTCAGTACAGGAAACCGCTCAGTCGGAAGAAAGGGCCGAGGCTCCGGTAAAACCTCTTGTTCCAGAGAAAGGGCTTAAGAAAGTTTCATCCAGTCCGGCACCTAAGCAGGAGAAAAAGAAAGCCGAAGCCGAAGAATCGGATGCAAACATTACCTTGGAGCAGGATCAGAAAGAAAACGCGGGATCTGAACGCCTGAGCCTTGAAGATCTACGGGCGGTATTCAACGAAAAGATGAAGACCAACCGCGCAGGCCTTAAAGAAGTTCTGTCGTCTTATGGTGTCTCCGGCCTGACAGCATTCCATGACGAAAACAAGGACGACAACGCCATTCGTCGCGAGTTCCTGGATAAGATAAGCGCGCTTTAGTCTTGGAACGGGCTCACGCAAAACTTTCATGCTCTGGAGCAAAACGGTGGATGTCCTGCCCACCGAGTGCGAAGCTGGAAGAAGACTTCATGCAGGGAAAAGTCGACAATGGTTCTGACGCATCACGGGAAGGTACGATAGCGCATTCAGTTGGCGAGTTCCTGATCAAAAAGGAATTAGGTATCGACAGTATTTTCGACAGATCACATTACAGGAATAACGTAATAACGTCGAAGTATTACTCAACCGAAATGCTTGAGTATTGTGAGCAGTACCGCGATTTTGTTCTCGGACATTACCAGGACGCTAAAAAGCTAACGCCTGACGCAGCTATTTTCCTCGAAGAAAAATTAGATTTGACCGAATACATTCCTGACGGTTTTGGTACTTCTGACAACTCTATTATATCTGACGATCTGCTGCATGTGATCGATCTTAAATACGGTAAAGGCATTTACGTAGACGCATTCCAGAACGAACAACTTATGCTTTACGGCCTTGGTGCTTATTTAAGGTTTTCAATGGCTTACGATATTAAGCGCGTCCGGGTAACGATCTTTCAGCCGAGGAAAGACAACTATAGCAGTTACGAATTAACAGTAAAGGAGCTGCTGCATTGGGCCGATACTGAAGTTAAGACAAAGGCAGCACTGGCATTCGAAGGAAAAGGAGTTCAGAAAGCAGGATCGCACTGTGGTTGGTGTAAAGTATCAGGGCAGTGCCGGGCTTATGCAGATTACAATACGCAGATCCTGGTTAAAGATTTTCCACAACCCTTTTTACTGGATAAATCAGAAATTATCGCAGTACTTGAAAAACTGGATTACTGGTCGAATTGGGTAAACTCAGTAAAAGATCACGCGTTTAAGGAAGCACTCAGCGGCGAGAAGTTCGAGGGCTGGAAACTAGTCGAGGGCCGATCTAACCGCAAGTACGAAGACGAAGTAGAAGTAGCTGCTACTCTGGTCGAAAACGGTTTCACTTCTGAACAGATATTCAACAGTAAGTTGAAAGGTTTAGGGGATATGGAAAAGCTGGTCGGCAAAACTAAGTTCCAGGAAATTTTAGGTGGTCAGATCGTTAAGCCGCCAGGCAAACCGGCTCTGGTGCCTGGAACCGACAAAAGGCCTGAATACAGTACTGCTTCGATGGATTTCGCAGGCGAATTTTTAACAGACGCAGAAGACGAATAAAAACAATTTTCATATTTTCAATTTAAGTTTAAACAGTCAAACAGCATGGCAGAGCCAACAACAAAAGTAGTAACAGGTAAAGGTCGTTTATCGTATGCACACTTAAACGAACCACGGGCACAGGACGGAGGGGAGCCGAAATACTCGACTGCTTTTATTTTCCCTAAGTCAGACACTAAAACCGAAAAAGCATTCCGGGTAGCGTACGCCGAGGCAGTTAAGCAGGGGATGAGTAGCAAATGGGGTAATAAAAAACCAAAACTAGACGATATTCTCCGCGACGGGGACGAAGAAAGATCCGAAGATCCGGCATACGCCGATTCCTGGTTCTTTAATTGCAACTCGAAGAATAAGCCGCAGGTAATTAAAAAGGGCAAAGCCCTCGGCGTTCACGTGAATTGCGATCCTGACGAGGTTTATTCTGGTATGAATGCGAAACTATCTATCAACCTGTTCCCTTACGACAGTAACGGTAAAAAAGGGGTGGGTATTGGACTGAACGGAGTGCTTAAAGTAAGCGACAACGAACCGTTAGGGAATGTATTTAATGCAGCCGTTGACTTCGGAGCTGATCTTTCAGCAGCGGATGATGAAGACGACGAGGATATGTCCTAATAAGATTTAACACTTCAGAATTATCCTAAAAACGGGGGCGGCTTCGGTCGCCCTTTTTCTTACCTTATAATATCACTTACAGTAATATGAAACCAGTACATATAATATCTTATCAACCGTCACAGCCTTTTTCGGCATATATTCAGGTAAAAGACGGTTTCGTTTTCTCCGGCAACCTGAATACGTTTATTCGCATCCCTGCTGACGAAGTATTCGGTAAAAAAGTAATTAAGCCGGGCGAAGTTCTATATTTTTCGAAAGAAAACTGGATGGGTTCAGGAATTTTCCAGGCTAATAAAATAGTTCGTGACGGCGATAAATTTACGGCCTTACTTAAAGGTAAAATTCTCGGTTGGATTTTTCCTGTCGGGCAGGTAGGCGAAACAGAAAATCACCTTGTCTCAGGTTCTGAGACAATACTTTTCCCTAATCCGAAAACATTTACCGATCTGGAAAAACCTTTCACGATTAAAATAGGTCTTGGCGCAGGCAGTATAAAAGAAATCAGTCATGCAATGGGCGAGGATATGGTTATAGTCGAACGTTTCGATGCCGACCCTAAGCAGCCACATATCATAAAACCTGCTGAGGGATCGTCTGAAGCAATCGGGCTTTCGGCTGGCATCCCCTCAGTCATATATGAAATCGATTCCGATGCAGTCGAGGAAAAAATAGACGACCTGACCGAGAAAGTAGAAGAACTGGAAACAGAGACTTTCGGACTTGAAACGGTTTCTTTCGCAGCCGGAGAACTTACCTATAAGGTCGATAATCTGGCTTGTCAGGATCTTATGCGCCGTTTCATTGAGTTGGCAGCCAGGCCTAATATCTCTGAGCTGCTGGACGATCTGGATATGATGTAACTATGTTATTGAATATTGTTAATTTCCCGGACGGACTTAAGAAGCTCGTCCGGGAAGAAATCGAAGCCCAAAAATACCGAAATACTACTGAATATACGCACGATAGGGTGGTTTTTATGGCCTCAGAAAGTATTAAGGGTTTCGACTACTGGTGTAAGATCCAACAGGGTAATTTCATACATTACTATGGCGTCTGTGTTGTAAATGTAAAACTTAAGATATGAAAGTACTTTCGATTGATATTGAAACCTTCAGCAGCGTTGACATAAAGTATGCCGGGGTTTATAAGTATGTAGAATCACCTGATTTCGAAATACTCATGGCTGCCTGCAAGGTAGACAATCAGCTGGTACGAATGTATGATCTCACTGAAGTCAACCTGCCTACTAATATTCGTCAGGCCATTTTGGATCCTGCCGTATTGAAGACAGCCTATAATGCTAATTTTGAAATTACCTGTTTGTCGAAACATTTAGGGGTACAGCTCGATCCGGCTCATTGGGATTGTACTATGATCCGGGCGGCTCGGGCTGGCTGGCCGATGAACTTAGGGGCGACTGCTAAGGCAATGGGGCTGGAACAGGAGAAAATGACCGAAGGAAAGAAGCTAATTGTTTACTTTTCCACACCTTGCAAGCCTACGAAGGTGAACGGTATGCGTACCCGGAATCTGCCGCAGCACGCCCCCGATATGTGGAAGCTGTATAAATCCTACTGTGTGCAAGATGTTGTCGTAGAGACTTCAATCCGAGATAAAGTCTTGCATATTCCTGTTCCGGCAGACGAAACCGAACTCTGGAATATTGACCAGATCATCAACCAAAGGGGGATCGAATTAGATATGGGAATCGTCAATAACGCGATCCGTATCAATGCGGAGTACGTTACAAAACTCGATGCAGAAGCGTTTAAGATCTCAGGTATTCAGAACATGAATTCAGGTCCGCAAGTCCTGGAATGGTTGGAGCGTCAGGGCGAATCTGTCCCTGATCTGAAAAAGGAAACTGTTACGGAGTTATTAAAGGGATCTGATCTTTCCCCGGACAGCCGCCGCGTTCTTGAGATCCGGCAGGAAACGTCGAAGACCTCGATTAAAAAGTATACGGCTATGACGCTTTGCGTAGGTGCAATGCAGCGTGTCCGTGGCTTATTTCAGTTCTACGGTGCGAATCGTACCGGGCGATGGGGCGGCAGGCTGATACAACCCCAAAACCTGCCGAAGAATTTCCTTATGGTCGATCACGACAAAGGAATAGACGATCTGGATATAGCCAGGCAGTGCGTTATCAATGGTGACGGTGAAGGGCTGGAAATTATGTTCGGCAATGTTCCCGATGCACTTTCGCAGCTGATCAGGACCGCGTTCGTAGCCGGTAAAGGGAAGGAATTTATTGTATCGGACTTTTCAGCGATCGAAGCCCGTGTCATTGCCTGGCTTGCTGGTGAAAAATGGCGTCTTGACGTTTTTAATACTCATGGAAAGATCTACGAAGCCTCTGCCAGTACGATGTTTAATGTGCCTCTGGAAACGATCGCCAAGGGTATGGAAAACTACTACCTCCGCGCGATCGGTAAGGTAGCGGAACTCGCCTGTGGCTATCAGGGCGGCGTAGGGGCTTTAGAAAAAATGGGTGGTGACAAGATGGGTTTGTCGAAGAAGCGCATGAAGGAAATTATAAAACAGTGGCGCGCGGCAAACCCTAATATCACTCAGCTTTGGGACGATGTTCAGGAAGCAGTATTTCAAGCAATTAATAAGCCTAAATCGGTTTTCGAAGTGAACGGCCTGGAAATATGGGTAGAAGAAAAAAGGCTGCAGATAAAACTACCGTCTGGCCGTTGCCTTTGTTATATCAATCCAAGGATTATACACGTGACCTATGAGGCCGTTCGAACTAAAGATCCTGCAATCCTGGCCGAGTATGCAGAAGACCCGGAAACACCGATCTACGAATACGTAAACTTTAAACAAAGGCGCAGGCTACCATTTATGGTAACTACTGAGGCGGCTAAGAAAAAACCAGTAAGAACGGTATCACATGTAGTTTATGATGGTCTGGATCAGCAGACCCGGCAGTGGAAAGCCGAGGACACATATGGGGGAAAATTGGTTGAGAATTGCTTAGCCGGAGATACTTTGGTACTTACTAATTATGGTTGGTTGCCTCTGGTAAATGTTTGCTCTGACATGCTTTTATGGGACGGTTTAGACTGGGTACACCATGAAGGATTAATCGAAAAAGGATTTAATAACACTGTAACTATAGACGGGGTCAGATTAACTGAAGATCACTTAATATTAACTGAAAATGGTTGGAAAAATGCACCACAGAGCGAGGGACTTAGCAGGCATAAAGATACATTTTTTAACCGCTGTAAAATACGCCGGTTCAGACGGAAAGAAATCGCTATGGTTGATTCACTGCGATTGCGGAAACGAATTCCAAATGGCCGCGTCCGAGTTTTTGAAAGAAAAGCAGTACAGTTGTGGGT